CTTGTCTTTGGTATACGATTAGTTATAGTCTTGGGTATATCATCAAATGAAACTCCCCATTGCTTTTCGCTATAATCTCTAAAGATATTTTCTCTGATTTCATCATCAGACAGTGCTTTTCCTATGTGCTTTTCACTTCCGTTATCGTGATAAGGCAATGGGATATTTCCCAAAGGTGTTACACCTACAGGTCGATATTCAAATGGAATCCATTCAGTAAACCTTGAAAGAAAAGAAAAGACTTCTTCATCATCTGTATGAAAGATATGTGGGCCATAATTATGAACCATGGTACCACCCATCTTTGAATCATAGCAGTTGCCCGCTATATGAGAACGAGTTTCATATATCTTAACCTCGTGTCCTTTATCTTTTAATATCCTGCCAGCAGTGCATCCACTAAGACCACATCCAATAACCAAAAATTTCACTAACTATTTATTTCTTTTATTATGAAAATCAAATAAGACTTTTACTTTTTCTGAAAGAGCCTCCAATGTGTAATGCATTCGTGCTAATACAATAATGAGAGTAACTATACCCAATGAGATCGGCCACAAGGATGAGATGATATCTAATATCTCGCTCATTTAACTTGAGAACTTCCAAAGTAAAATCCTACTATGGCTAAGGCGGTCTGTCTCACTTCGGGAAGAATCACAAATCCTTGTATTGTTTCCCATTTGACAGTCTTGAAGAATCCAAGGAATCCATTTGTTTCTCTGGCTACACTAACCCCAACATCGGGCAGGAATGCAAAGATGAATGGAGCCACAACAATCGCAAAGAATGTTATGGCTACAAGAAATCTTCTTACATATGATCCTGCATCTCTTTTTGCAGCTGCATCAGCCGAAGCATCTGCAACTTCTTGTTTCTTGATTGTTTGTTCAAAGAGCCGTGTCTGATTTGCTACCATTGTAGATATCATTTTCATAATGAAACCAGTTACACCTCCACCGAGCATTGCTAATAATTCTGTTGTCATATATTTTATTTCCTTTCGGTTATATTGTTATTTATAATATGTCAACCTCCAGCGAACACATTTGGTGATCCAGCAGCTACTGATGTACAACCTGATATAGCATCTCCTATTCTTCCACAACCTTTTCCATTAACAAATACTGTGGTTGAACCTACTGCAATGGGCTTGGCATGGCTTGGACATACTGGCGCTGGCAATTTATGTCCAGTATTCACATCACCTTGTCGTGATGTTGGAATATAATTTGTAAATACATTTGGACTACCTACTGCTCTTACCATACCTGAGCAATGGCTTACATCTGCATCTCCTATTCTTGTTACTGGTGGCATATCTCTATTTATGCATCTGGATAATACGCTTTTATAGTATTATACGGTACTGACTCATCAAAATTCACAGTTTGAGATACGGTAAATGTCGATGATCGGATATTATCTCTAACTACTCCTTGTTCGTGTTCTTCTCTGGTCATTGAATTAACTGAAGTGCTGAACACGTTGTAATAAACTGTTACTCTGTATTGTACTGTTGTGCTGAAAGGTGGGTTAGATATATAAGAGTAAAGAGTTTGTGGCGGTTCAGTTGGAATACTAAGAACGTCGTTTGTAACACTTGGTTGAACAACTTTACCCTCTGCATCAAGATCAGGATATTTTTCTTTTAATGCTTTAAAACCTTCTGCAGTTAATGCTTCGTCACTCGTAACTAGTTCTTCTTCAAAGTATTTTATTTGTGTACCGAATACTCCGCTATAGACTCCATTTAAATTTACCGATGAATCTGATTCTGTTCTAGTTAGTCCAAGATTTAGTTTACCTGATGTAGGATCAATGAAGACACCGACGGGAATTTCTGTATTTCCAGTACCAGTATCAACTTCACCAATTGCCGTGACACTCTGAGAAAAATTTGATAATTCAATTACTGAAGATAGTGTACTCTGTGGACTAATTTTCATCTTACTATTGATGTATTATCTATTTATCACAAAAGCACATATCCATTGCACCACAAAGTTTTTTATAACCATAATTTCTCACAGTTTGGATAAATTCAATTCTATCTTTTCTATATACTTTTTTATTCTCTTCATCCACATAAAGATTATCATCTGTGATAGTTCCTAGTTCTGTTAGACCACTAAAATCAAATTCAATAAGAAATTCAACCACTGTCTTTACATCGATATTCTGTCGAGGGTCTTGAATCAATTCAAACATATATTTTGTGCGTGGGTCAGCAGGATCTGGACAACCTTTCACTTCAAAAATTTCATTTGTTTCGATATTCTTATACTTATATGATAGTCGGTCAAAGGTAGATAAACCATATTCACCTGAAAGAATAACTTGTGTAGAAGAGCAACTGTGAATAACACATGGGTCATTGCTAGATGAAATAAGTTTGCAGTCTATTACAGTAGAATCTCCATAATCTGCACTATCGGTATCTTTGGGTGACCAACTACAAATTTCATTAAGAGGGTCGAATGTAGCAATTTCACCCAAATCGCCAAGACCACGAGGTTGAGCGATCAACTTGTTTTTGATTTCATCACTTATCATAATTTTGGTCTTTACATAGGGTTGACATATTGTTATAATTGATTTGTTCAGAACAGAATAATATGTCAATTAATCATTAGTTATATTGGATATATTCATTATTTATATAAGTTATTGATTATCAATGGGTTGTGTATTTTGAGGTATTCGATAATAATGTGTCCTATGTCCTTCAGTATCAATGACTTAAATATCTGTACAAATCCTCAAAATCTGTTATAATATACATATAAGATTGATTATGAATAATAAAGAAAAAACTGTTAAACTCCTTGGCTCAGAAATGAGTGAAGAACACTTTCTCATCAAACCTGGAAGACTCATCGAAGATGGGGTTGATCTAGTTAAATCTCTAATGATGGAAGACTATAAGAGATGGTCAAAGATACCAGAAGATAAGTCTGCCTCTGAATGTGAAGGTTCCGATGTCATTCGAGAAAATATGTACCACGAATATGCCATTGGCGTAGGTTCCAAAAATGGCTCGAAATATATTCGCCTCACCACTGGGAATAGGGGTGCAGCTGCGGGGTTCATTGTTAATACTGATAATGATAAGAAATTCAAGAAGGGTGACCTTCTCAAAGCCGCCAGTTGGAGTGCTCCTGCAAGGAATTTTGCCCGTGGGAATGTGATCGAAGACACAGTAGATTCTCTAAGAAGTGGTTCGGTTCGATGGACTGGAATCTGTTAATACTCAACAACTTATCAATTTTACCGAGAACCTTAATTTTATTTCCTAACCAGTTGATACTCAATTAGATAAAGCCCTGTACAAATTAGGAAAACCTGTTATAATATACATATAAGATTGATTATGGAAAATACAATTCACACCGTCACCACCCAATACCGTGAAAACTATGGCGCCCACAACTGGGATGAAACTGGGGAATGCCCTCAGTATTGGAAGAACAAGGGTGGCGAGACTTATGTTCTCTACCCCTCCGTGGATGTCGAGGCTTTCGAGAAAGCGATTTCTCACAAGAATGACTACTCCGAGGTCTTTGTGATCTTCACTGATTGTCATGCTAATATCGATTCAATCCCACCAGAGGACGAATGGCACTCTAACATTCATGTGACCATGGAAAATGATCTTTTCCATTGTTCGGTCGATGACAATAATTCTGGTCAGATGCGCGATGAGATCGTCTCGAAATACAAGAGATGGCTTCTTCACCCTGATTCAAATATCAGCGAACACAGAGTTTACTACACCATGAAAGATGGTGAGGTTGTAACCGGAGAAAAACTTGCCGAATGGCTCGAAAAGAATACAGACATATAATGAAACTACCAATATTTACATTCCTAGTCATTATCGCAACTTTGGCGTTGGCTGAAAAAGCCTCGGCTATCACATACGACCCCTGCCCTTACTCAAATGATATCATTGTAGCGACTATCATTATGGAAGCCGGCGGCGAATATCACATAGGTTCTCTTGAAGCAGTCTACGAAGTAATAAAGACTCGATCTAAAAAACGCAATAAGACACTTGCTCAGATATGTTTACAGAGAAAACAATTCTCTTGTTGGAATGGAAAAGCCGATGGAATAAAAGCCTTAGAAGACACGATTGCTAAAGCGAAGAAACATCCTCGCTGGAAAACTGCAGAAAATATTCTAGGTTCAAATACAAACTTTACGAATGGTGCTGATCACTATTACGCAGACTATATCGATAAGCCTTACTGGGCTGATTCAATGACTCCTACCACAAAGATAGGTCGTCACATCTTCTATAAATAAATATACTAAAAATAAAATAAAATGAATACTAAAAAACTAATTATTGTCGGAGCAGCCTTGCTTGCTGCTGGGTTAACATATGGTCAATCACGAGGTACCGTTGAAAGAGGATTGCTTGGTGCAGTCATGGGTGGTGTTATTGGAAATAATGTTGGTGATGGAGATTCTGAGACAGGTGCCATTATCGGTGGTCTCAGTGCAATTGTCTTCGGTGATCGAGGCAATGGAGGAAGTATCCTAGGTCATGGTAGCCGTCATCATCGTGGAATTTACGGTGGTAGCCGTCATCATCGTGGAGTCATCTATTCACCATATGCTCCAGTGTATGAGAATGTTGAAATTCGGCGCCAAGTGTGGGTGAATGAAGTCCTAGTTCGAAATGCCGCTGGTGATATTATCCACCACGTGCCAGGTCACTACGAAACACGAATCGAATACAAGACTATTCGAGTTCGCTAATTTTGATTGACATTCTCTGAAATTGATTTATACTTATATATTATGACAAAAGCCCAAGAAAATAAACGTCTTCGAATGATTCGCAGGATTCATAAGAAGCTCAAGAAAGCCCAAGTGAACATGAAGGATATCGCTGATTGTGTGATCGGATATACTGAAAAAGATGTCGATGAAGAAATGGAACATCTTACTCAATATAAAGCGGACAATTATATTAACTCAGACGAAGGATAACACATGGCTAGAATTTTTGATCGATATAATCGTGTCGCAGCTGTCGACTCTAAATATACAGGCGAAGAACCTTCTTGGGAAGATGCTTCTACTCTTAATGGAACTCAATATTTCAAGAGGCGTAGTTCAGCATTGAACTTCTATAATTACTACTGTTCCACTAAAGATTTGATGAAGGATGTCGAAACTTTTGCGAAGACAAATGGATATGATTCAAAGATCATCAGGTCGGTAAAATCTAATCTGAAATATTTTTCTTTCACCGCTGCTAAGTTAGCACGAATGATCAATAAAGGTATGCCTCATACTCATGATGGGTGGGAAGAATACTGTGAAGATTTGCCTGGCGTAAATATGACCGAAGCAAATGATGACATTCTATTTGTAAAGAAAGAGATCGACAGGATATATAAGCAATACACAGAAGCTCAGGTCACGGATAAGAAAGATGAAGCGCCTAAGATATCTGTCGTTGATCGAATGAATAATAAGATTAATGCCAAGGTTATATATTACCTTGATGAAATGATCGATAATTGGGCTACTGACGAATCGACCAAAGTGAACGGGGTCGACCTTTCTTCTATGCTCAAGGTAAATGATATTCCTGTTCGTGGTCTTCCATTGATTGAGAAGTGGCTAAAGGCACTACGACTATCATTAGAAAACTGTATCACTAAGGATAATGAATTTGATGTTGAAGGATGGTCTTTCCTAAGTAAACCTGCAATTAAAGGTCGAATCAAAGTTATTGATAAGATGCTTCAACAGGTTGAAAAATATCGTGGTGCAAATACCAAGGCGAGAAAGCCTCGTGTGAAGAAAGTAAAGTCAGCTGAGGTTCAAGTAAAGAAGCTCAAATATAAAGAGTCTGATGATAAATTTGGAATCAGTTCTGTTTCGCCTATTACATTACCTGGTTCAAAGAAGGTTCTTCTATTCAATACAAAGAATAGGAAACTATTGGTCTATGAATCAAATGGTGCTGATGGATTCGGTGTGAAAGGTACGACCCTTCAAAACTATGATGAGAATAAGAGTTACTCGTTGACAATTAGGAAGCCCGATGATATAATACCTATTATAACCAATAAAACAGAAAGAATGTTCACAAAAGCAATTGACGGTCTCAAGACTAAGAAAGGTAATGTGAATGGTCGAATCAATGAACACTCAATAATCCTTAGAACTCTATGAAACAAGAACCATCCATTAAAACAACTATAACAAAAGAAGATTTAAGGCACCAAGTTCAACTGCTTGTACAAAAAGATGAGATGACTTATGCTGAGGCTATTTGTGAAGTATGTGAACAACGGATGATTGACCCAAGAGATATTAAAAGGATTATTTCAGGTCCTCTAAAAGCAAAACTAGAGGCTGAAGCAATAAGCAGAAACATTATAAAAACAAGCACATCAAAATTATTTTAAATATGAAATGTAAATGTACCAAAACAAAAGACCCCGCAGGGGATTGCGATGGCTCTCATGCAGAACCATCTAGATATAATCTAATCGATACTGAAACAGGAGCGATTCAAGAAAGTAATGTATCTATTAATTCAAAGGACGTATCGAAATTAAATGACGCATATTCTTTAAATGGCGTATCAAAGAAATGGGTGACTCAATTAAATGGATAGCATTGAATGAGTGGTTTCGAAGCATATAAAATATATAGTGCGCTGAAGTTACATTATACGCAAGAAAACTTCGACGCATACAAATATAATTTTAAGACTAGAATTAAACCTGAATCATTCGAACGGTTACGCTTTCGATATACGTTTGAAAAAATAGCATCTAGATGTAAGACAAGAGAAAATCTCATTGATTTCTACACATCTAATTTCATCACTGGTTGTAATTGGGTGATGGACATGAATGAAAAGAATCTTAATGATATGAAATCTAGACGAGAATCTTTCTCATATAACTTTAAAACAGATATAAATAAACTTTCATCATCACACGGCTTTGATGAATTATGTTCTTGCGCAGGAGGTGAAAATGTTCTAATTAATGAACTGTGCAAAGAAAACATAAAGATTGAAACCGTGGCGATGATTGACCTTTTGGTCAACTTCATAAAACCTTTATTATCAAAATTGAATGACCCTCTTGGAATGAAAAGGGAAAAGGCAATTTTGGCAATGAAATACAAAAATAGCTTAACCGATATCGATAGAAAAAAAATTAAAGATAACCTACTTTTGATGTTTACAAAAGAAGAATCTGTGATATAATACTATTGAAGGTTAAATACAATGCAATACTAAAAATACAAAAATAATAATACATATGAGCTCATTCGCAGAAATGAAAGAAAAGCGCAAGTCAGCAATCGCTAACCTTGTCGCAGCCGCAGAGACAACCTCTGAAAAGCAATCCTATGGTGACGACCGCATTTGGAAGCCAACCGTAGATAAAGCAGGAAATGGATACGCAGTTATTCGTTTTCTTCCTGCACCTGAAGGTGAAGATTTACCTTGGGTGCGTTATTGGGATCACGGGTTCAAGGGACCAAGTGGTAAATGGTACATCGAAAATTCATTGACATCCATCGGTCAACAAGACCCTGTATCGGAAATGAATACACAACTATGGAACAGTGGAATCGAATCTGACAAGCAAATCGCTCGTGAGAGAAAACGCCGGCTCCATTATGTGTCTAATATCCTTGTTATCTCTGATTCAGCCTCACCTGAGAATGAAGGAAAAGTTTTCCTCTATAAGTATGGTAAGAAAATCTTTGATAAGATTATGGACGTGATGCAACCTCAATTCGAAGATGAGCAACCAGTTAATCCATTCGATTTCTGGGCAGGTGCTAACTTCAAGTTGAAGATTCGT